TTGCTAAATCAACTGAAATGGTGTCAGGTGATGTTCCAGTATTGATGGCAATACCATCTCCACCTTGGAATCCATCGATTGCAGAACCTGAAACAATAGTATGAACGTATTGTGTGGTTGCTGGGAATGTTGATTTGTCAGCTTCAGGTTTTGTAAGAAACTGCAAACCGCTCGCAGCTCTAAAGTCAAATGAACCTGATAGGTTAATGTTCGAGGCTTCAATGGTTTCCCCTTGAATCTGACTACCTCTAATCTGAATGTTTGGCATGTTTTCCTCCGAAGTATTTTATGCTCTTTTTTTGTATGATCATAACTCAACGCAACTGTCCGAAGACAAGTATAACTATGTTGTGTTATTAAGAACCTTCCGTTATTGGTTCACCTTTTATTGAGTAAATAACTTGGACATTATCACCAGCTAAAGGTGCAAACGAAAGTGTGAATGATTGATCACTAAAACTATCGGCATCTGCATTTATTAGTAATCCATTATAGTAGACAAAGATTCTTTGGGAATCCGCCTCCTGTGTTAAAGTAAAAACTGTTCTTGAACCATTTATCTGACTGGAAACATCTTCGTATACTAAATCAGATCCTACTCGATCTCTTGTGATGACGTATGGTGAAGGATAGTTTATTCTGCTCATCTCTCACCCCCTACTCTATCCAAGTTATTTCATACTCCGATACTGTAAATGTTCCTGTGTCTGTCTTTATCCAAAGATAAAGTGCATCACTGTCATTTGCAACATAAGCATCGATAAGTAAAGTTGTTGAATGTTCACCACTCCCATCTACGTCTAACTGGTCAGCTGTTAAAGCAACAGTAGTCGGTGCGATGATGAGTTCTTTACCCGTCGAATCCCACGTTCCTTTGATTGTTATGGTTCCTGCACCTCCTGCTGCTTGTCCTCTGATCCTTATCAACTGTAGTGAGCCTTGAAACGGATCACCCGGTTTTGCGGGTGGTTTGTATCCTGCTTTACTATCTGATGATAATAGATTTAAGAATGTTGTTGTTCCTGTTGTGAATGATGTGCCATACGCGACACTCAAACCTGTTTTTATCGTCCGGTGAACGAACGACCCTACCTTTGGCATGCTTCCCTCCTACTAACGGCTTCATGAGGCTTAGTTGTTTTATGATTGAGATGCTGTCAATCTAATAGCGTCAGCTGTCAATGCACCTGACCCACCACATTTTACTGTGATGTAGAGATCTGTTGAGTTGTCTACGACTATGTAGTGTCCGATGTCAAAAGCAGCAACACACTTTGTTGTGTTATACTTTGCATCTGAAAACAATCCAGTATGCACACAGATTACATTGGTAAAACCAGAATCTGTTGCTATCAGGATTTCTGTATCTTTCTTCGATGCAGTAGCAGGTGTTGTTCCTGTTCCTGTAAAGATGATCTCTTCTATTTTGACTCCAACATTATTACCTGTTGAATAGGCTAGATCCAGTGATGCTATCGAAACCTTTGCATACTCGGTTATCTGCCAAGTATTGTTAAACGTCGCGTTATTGTTTACTGAATCTGCCCAACTTACTGCTGTTGTCGATCTTGCTTTATGTCTTATTGCCATTTCATCCTCCTATCGGCTTGGCTTCATTTATTGCTTACTTTTTTTCCTAGTTGCGCGTCGTCTTGGAATAGCTTTGTTTCTCTTCTTGTCCTTAGCTATTTTAATCAGATCTGCTCTAGTGATTTTCTTTCGTGGCTCAGCTACTGCTGCCAGTTTCTTTTGTTTTGGGCTGTATTTACTATAGGGCATTTTGTTTCTCCATTATGTGATGCTGCTGTGTCGATTGCAGTTCTTAAGTTTGCACAATCTATAACTTGACCATCAGGCAGTTGAACTGCATAATGACCAAAAAATCTAGGGCTATGAACCACTATTGCTTTACTCACCTTCGACCTCTTCAGGAGTATCTTCTGGTGGGACGACGTTAGGTTCTATGCTACATGTAGCCCATTGGCTACCTATTACTATGGCTCCGCCTACGAAAGCTACTGTAATCTTATTTCGTTTAATCCAATCAATCATTTCTTCTTCCTTCTTTTATAACCTTTCTTCTTTGCTTTTGATGGAAAGTCAATGGATCTTGCCTTGCCACCTCTTAACACACTATTTACTCTTGCCATTGCCCACTGATGGGATGACATTCCTTTTCTAGAACCTGAAGACGCGTATGCCGCTAATCCTTTGTCATAGCTTTTCTTCAACTGAGATGCTGTAAACTTCTTGGATTTGGCAGCCTTCTTTCGAAGTGTCTCCATTACCGATCCTTTCTTCTTACCTTTTGCTTTTTTTCTTTTTGGCACGTTCTCTCCTCTCCATCTGTTCTCTTAGACGGAATGCTTGTTGTTTCTTACCTGACTTGTAAAGCTTCGCAGCATGCTTGATAGCACGTTCCCGAGCTGACCCGGGAGGTGCATTATACTGAGCTGGAAGCTTACTGCGTGCACGACGCTTCTTCATTTTCTTCCTCATTTTCTTTTCTTCTTCTTAGCTGGTGCCTTACGCTTGACTGGCTTCTTGGCTGGCTTCTTCTTCTTAGGTGCTTTCATTCCCTTTCCAGGGTTCTTGTATGATTTGTCTTTGTTTGGCATTATTTCCTCCTACGGTTATAACCTTTACGACGTTTTTTGGCGACACGACCTTTCGTGCCTGTTGTTTTCTTACTAGAACCTGCTGACCAAAGATCTTTACAAGCCCAGTATGAAGCTGTTAGTTTTGATTTTTTCTTATCACAACCATGTCTGGCTCTGAAACTCTTACGAGCTGCCTTGTTGATGTTATGTCCAAAGCCAGCAGCACCATAATGTATGATTTTTTCTTTGCCACCTTCACATGCCTTGACCACCTTCTTCTTCTTTGGGTTTGGGGATTTGCGAGGTTTATTACACTTCATCTTCTTCTTGTCTAGTTTTTTCTTAGCCATTATTTCTGATCCCCCGGATTTGTATCTTTCGGTTCACCAAAAGTTTTCTGTAAATCTCTCAATCTGTATTGTTGTGCTCTCATTTGTCTATCATACATCTCCCATTCCTTTGGAACTCGTATTGGTGATTGACGACCAAACAAATACAAAGCAGGAGATCCATTCTCTAAGTATGTAAAGTCAGAACCCGGTGGTAAAATACCACTCATTATCATTGCACTAGTTGCATCATCTGCTAGACGTTTGGCACCCATGATAGCCAATGCTAAGCTGTCCAGATAGAATGCATTGTATCCTTCTTTTGTTTGGAATCTGTATTGAAAGCCTTCGAATGTTGGAGAACCTGGCACCATCTTGCTTGGTGGTCGAACTTCCATGTCATAACGATCTACATAAATGCTGGCATCCATTGGTAGATTCTCACTAAAAACTTCTGGTATGTTTCCAGCCAGTTGTTGTGCCATCAAGATTCTGTAAACTGTTTTGGGTGGCACACCTTTCTTGAAGTCAGGGTCAAGATCTTGTATGACATCAAGTGCTGGCATGTAGAGATAATCTAAAATACCATTGATTCCACGTCCTACTGAGGCTTCTGGATCACCTTGTGCTGCTTGTGTAAGATAGGTAAGGGTATTGGCACCTAACATCAGATTGGACATCCACGGATCTCGATAGTAAAGATTTACTGCATCATACTCACCATCTCCACCTTGACTCGTAACGAAAATAGATTGTAATGCTTGATCACCTGTAAAGTAATAAGATCCTGTCGCTTTGGTCATTGCCACTTTTGCACGAGCCAACTTAGCCAGATTAGCTGCAGCTTTTGGATTTGCTAGTGCTCTTGCCGTCTCTACAGCAGATCTGTATGCGAATGAGAAGAATAATGTGCCTCTAAACCATGAAGCCTTTGACCATGCAGGTAGATCACCATAATCAAAGAATGCACGTCTTGCCAAGATTGTAGCTTCATCAAGTGTTTTACCATCTAACAACGCACCTAAAAACATCTGTTCTCTGAATGCATAGTCAGTGTTCATTGCTATTCTCATACCTGGTGATGATGAGCTTGACTTGATGCCTGGATTCTTTGCAATGTATCTGATCTGGTCATACACACCATCTACTGTTTGTGCAATAATAGGAATGTTTTTAAGCTTAGTTCTTCTTGCTGCACGGTTTGCTTCTTCTAACATGTCTTCCAAGAATACATCACCTAAGTTTATCGATGCTGAAGTAGAACCCATGTTCTTTCTTTGTAGTGCCTCACCAACTTGTGCATAAGTGTATCTAGTTCCTGGCACCAATGTGTTCTTAGAACCAGGTGTGCGAGCCAGTGCTTTGACTCTTTCTACTGGCAACAGGCTCAAAGATTCAATAGCACCTGGTGTTAGAGCACCTTTGAACATTAATCTGTTGGCACCTGGTGCAGTTATTGCAGAGATAATCATCTGTGTAGCAGCGTTTTCTGCAATGTATCTGGTTGTAGGAAGGTATTTACCACCAAGAAGGCCTGAAACAAATGATCGACGCATGTCATCAGCAGAGAATCCTAATGTTCTCAATGTCCAGTTCAACAAACCCGGATCTTTACTAGCCAACTCTTCAACATTACTACTCACAACACGAAATGTTTCTGGATTTTTGTAAAGAGCTTGTAGTTCTGCAAGTTGTTTTTCTATTCCTACACCAGCAACAGCTACGACTTTTTCATCTAGTATCTGATCCACATTGTAAAGCATTTGTTGTCTGACTTGTGCTGGTGTAAGATTTAGTTCTAATCCTCTTGCTCTTAACTGATTTGCTACATCATGTATGTCAGCGAGAAGCCTTACCTCTTGTCTCAATCTATCCAATCCGGTTGGTGTTGTATCAAAAACACCAGCATTAACAGCATTGTTCAATAGATCGTCAGATGCTCGTCCTGTTTCATTAACCTTCATTGCTTCATCAAAGATAAACTTCTGTCCTGTTGGTGTTCTATACTCTACTGGAACTGAGAGTGGGCCTAACTCTGCTCTTGCAATAGCACCTACTCTTTGTCTTGCTGCATTATTACCTGAGATGGCAACCATTACTTTTGCTACATCAGGTGCAGTTCTTGGCATTCCTCTTCTAGCACCTGTCTTCTCTATTCCTGCTGCTATCTCAGTAGCTGTCAACTTAGCACTAGATCTTCCTACCACCGGTCGACTAACCATACCTTGTTTCAATCGAGGTATTTCTTCGATTAGTTGCATGACTAGTTCTTCTAATCTGGCAACAGATCCAACAGGTGTTGCACCTATTTTAGAAATAACAAATGCTTCATCTGCTTTTGTCAATGTCGGTAAAGTGCCTCTTACAACTTGAAGAACCTGATCATTAGTAAGTGGATTGTTTTTACCCATTCTGAATGCTTGTTCTTGTGCACTCTTGCTCATTTGAATAATGTCAGTAGGATCGTTGGTTGCTGACCGGTTGAACATAGAATAGATAGCTTCATCTGGTCGTGTTGTGTATCTACCGTAGATAGCCATTGATTCTGGTAATGACCTTTCTAATCTAACAACGGCATCTCTTGATTGTTCAACAGCTCTATTGACTGATGCTATTTCTGTTCGAACACCTTTTGGTGCTATTACTTTCATTTTTCTACCAGCTTCTTTGACAAAAGCTGCTGCATTTCCAGGTGTTATTGCATCTGCATAACGAAGAGCAGCAGTTCCAAGATTAGCAGAACTTCTAATAATACCTTGACTTCTTGTTGCTTTTTCTACTGCATCACTACCAAAGATTCTAGCACCTGTCTCTGCTCTTAGTTCTTCAGGTAGCATTGCTCTTTTTGTGTTGTCTCTTGTTTGTTCGAAGAGTGCTGCTCTGTTTCCTTGTGTTCCTAGCCTTCTTCTCATCTCATCTTCAAGGTATCTGTTGGTCAAGTAGATTTGTTCTTGTGGTGTTAGAACATCACCCATTGTCTTGTTTGCAGCACCAGTTGGATCACGCTGCACTTCAATGTCGATTTTATCCATGATTCTTCTTAGTTCTGGATCACGTCTTACCATCTTTTGTGAAACAACAGCGTCTATTTGATTAATCTCACCTATGTCTGCTTTATTAAGATCATCAACTAGTTCATCAATAAACTTCATTTCTGTTTTCAAAACATCTTTGTGTATTGACATACGATCTGTGAATGCAACAAAATCTTCAATGTTGTATTTAGCCAATCTTTCTGCTGCTCTTTCCATCAACTGTTCTGTTGAAGCACCAGATCCTCTTGCTGAAGTTGCACCAGAACCTAATGTTATTTTTGTTCCGCCTTCTTTTCTTATCTCACGTGCGATGTCTCCATACATTGTGTCTTGTTTACCAATGTCATCAATCAGTTTGTCAAACTCTTGGTATTTAGCAGCAGCATTTGTTTCATCAACATCCTTGGTCAACTGCTTGAACAAACTCTTTTGTAGCGGATCGCTATCCATTCTTGCAAGGATTCTTGCTGATTCATCCATGGCTCGTCGTGTGCCAGCGCCACCTGTTGCAATGGTAGCTTCATGCATAGAATAAATACGAGCTGCATCCAATACTTCCATTTGTCTAGCTGCTTCACTAGCTATCTTTTGATTTACTTTCAGATTGCTTTGAAAATAACCCACAGATTCACCAGGACGCACTGCTTCCAAATACCTATAAACATTAGGCTGACCTGATTCGGATACAACGTCCAGCAACCTCGTGCTATCTGCAGCCACATCTAAACCTCTTGCTATCTTGTTTAAGCCGAGTGTAGTTGTTGCTAGTTTTTGTGTCCCTTTTGCGAGAGCACCAATGGGTATGATCATTTCTACTACAGTTCCACCAATCATCAATCCATCAGATCCTGATTCTGTTGCTGAGTAGTTTGCTATCGCGTTTCCTAAACCATAACCTTTGGCTGTTTCTACTGCAACTTCTCTTAGATAAGCGTCCATTGTAGGTAAGAAACCACTTGTCTCTTCTGTAAAGTCGTATGTTTTGACGTCATAGAAACTATCACCTGTATACTGGCCAGATGTGCCACCAAACAAAACATTTTCTGCAACTTCTTCAATAGGATTGAGAACTAATCTGAATGGTAAGTTAAGATCTCTAATGATTGTCATACCAACAGATTCTACCAACTCACCTGTAAATGGATCTTCTTCTGTTGCTAGATCTGATAGTAAACTAAGGCCACCTTCTTTGGCTGCTTCGTATGTAGTTTCCAGAACATGATAAGGTGCATAGTCGGTTCTTTCCATCTCTGCAAAACGACCGTATTTTTCTGCCATCTGGTCATGGATTATTGCATACTCTGGATTATCTACTGGATTTGGTATGAGTGCAATCTGTGCTTTTGTCAAACGAGTAGCAGCCTTCTTTGCTTCGTTTTGTGCTTCTTCTTCTCCAGCACCTTCTCTTTTTAGTTCACGATAGATTCTATCATACTCACTGAAGTAGAAGTCGCTAAATCTTTGTTTGATCTCTGCTTCACGCATACCTTGCATAAGAATAGTTGATGACTTACCACCCATTCTTACATTTCTATTGTATTGTTCTGGATTCTTTTTTCTTATGTCATTATCAATGTCTCTGATAAAGTTATCTTGCATCCGCTGTTGTGCAGATTTTGATGCATCCATCTGCTGCTTTGACATAATAGTTTGTGGAAACAAAGAATCTATAACAGCACCAAAACCACCAAGATCTGTTTTACCTTCCATAAACGGATTGAGGTCATACTCGTATTTCTCATCCTTCACAGCTTCTGGTTCTATGGCTATCCTACCACCTTCTTTGAATGGTGATGGTGGTGATTCGAATGGTGAACCTGCTTGTCTTGCTCTATCAACACCAAACTCACCTTCAATCTTATCTTTTGCAAAATCTTCTGCTGTATTGTATTTAGCTGCTTCTTGTTTTGCAATGTTTCGTAGATCAAACTCAATGATTGCAATCTCATGTTCAAACATCTTACCGATCTCTAACGGGCCGTTCATTGTTTCGTAGTTTGCTTTGAGTTGTTGGTAGATCTGTTCTTCTAACTGTAGTTGTGATGGAAAGCCCATCCCTATTTGTTGCTGTGTAATACTAGCAGCTACTTCTTCAGCCTGAGATTGTATGTCGCCAGGTGTTGGTATTGAACTTCTGCGTAGGTCAACTACTTCTTCCATAGGTATTTGTTGCAAACCTGGTGCCATTCCAGGAAGAACCCTTTCTGTCCCTTCTAGAGGCACACCTGCTGCAAACTGTGAGTAGCTTTCTTGTTCTTGTGGCGTCAACCGGATTGTGTCAAACTCTATGTTTTCTACACCTTGTTGCTTTTGCTGTTCGATCAACTCTTGTTGTTTGAGTGCTTCTCTTGCAGATTTTTGTTGCTCATACAATGAAAGCTTTTGTTGAAAGAAATCATCAGCAGCCGCCTGACCTGATGTCTCGAGTATCAACTGATAAGACGTCAAGTCAGATGGTGTTAGTAAATCATTTGGGCCTTGACCCACTTGTCCTGGTGTTGCCATTACTACTCCTGAGGTGCTGCTTCTTGTGCTGCTTTGAACGCTTCAAACTCTTTTTGTGCATCACCTAGTGCTTGTGTATTGCTTGAAATGTCTACTTCTGTTCCGGAAAGGCCGATCATACCATAGCTACCATCAGGTTTGATGAAGTATGAGTATGTTCCTTTTCTCTTTCCATCATCATAAGCTTTCGTTACGAAAGGATTATCTATTGTGTAGATGCTTGGATCAAATGGAGGTGTTGGAAGAGGGTTTTCAACATCTGCCGGTGGATCTGGTATCTCTTCTGGTGCTTGTTCTTCAACATCACCTTGTATGTTTATTGATCCACCACTCTCATCAAAGATAACATCTTCTTCTGTTGGTATGTCAACAGGAGCAGCAGGTGCACCTGTATCTATTCTATCACCAAACAATCCCATGAATGCATCAAAACCTTTTTCGAACATGTTTCTATCATCTTGTTCTTTCTTTATAGCTTTTTCTGCTTTCTTTGCAGCAAGATCTTTGAGTTCTTGTGTTCTTGTTTGTGCCTTTTCAATGCCTGATTGTGTTTCTATTTCAGTTGCTCTGAAGATAAGGCCTAAAACTTGTTGTTGTTTTGCCTGATCGTTTGGAAAAAGCTCTTCTACTTTTGTATGAATCAAGTATCCGGGTGCTTTACCTTGTCTTCTTTCTTTTTGTGCAGCATAGTAAAGATCATAAGCTGCTTCTTTTACTGGATCACCTGCAATCTTTTGTCTTGGCCCAAACATAAACTTAGCTTGTCGAGGTGTAGTGTTTTCATAACCTAAGAAGATTTGTTGTTGTGGTTGCGACAATGTCAACAAGTAGTTTTCAAAGTTTGCCTTTCTTTGTGTAGCTTTTGGTGCGAACTGAGATCTGTATAGCTGTTTTGCTTGTTGCATTTGTGCTTCTGGTGTCGCAGTTGCTTTTTGTAAAGCTGCTGTTTGTTGTGTTTCAAGTGCTGTTCTTCTTTGTAGAAGCTGCTCTACTGCACCTTTTGTTTGACTAGGTGTTGTCTGACCTGGTTGAGCACCTGCATCTTTGATGAGCTGATCTAATGTTGTATCATCAACAGCTTGACCACCTTGTTTATCCAAGCGATCTTTCAACATTGCTTCTCTTTGATTGTCAACAGTGTCAATGTCAGATTCCAATACACCCATCGTTTGAGCAATAGCTTTTCTGATAGTTGCATCATTTGCATCAAACTTTATTTGTTGTCCATTTCTGTAAGCGTCTGCTTTGAAGTTTGTATAAGTTGCAGCTGCTACTGCCTTTGCTTGATCTGTGCTTCTACTATAGCCACCAACAGAACCAGCACTTCTTTTTGTCTTAGATTCTATAGAACCTGCAGTTGCCAGTGATTTTGCAAAAGTATCTGCTGCATTACTAATCGATGGTAAAGCAGATGATGTATCAAAGATGTCATTAACATCCTGAGCGATTTGTATCTGTCTTCTTTTCGAATCTGAGATAACAGATTGTTTTAGTTGGTAAGCCTTGATAAGTTGATTAAACTCTGAAGAAGAGCTAGCACCTTTGATGGATGCAATCTGTCTATCTAAGTTTCTGATTTGTTCACTCAACATTTGAGCTACCATAAACTCAGTTGCTTTCTGTTGTTGCACCATCTGTAGTGCCATCTGGTATCTTTGCATGTGCGTTTTCAAATACGCGTCTGTGTAAAACTCTGCTTGAGGTGGCATTATTCTTCTCCTGTTCCGACTTGTGCTGCTGGTGCTGCTGGTTGAATGGGTAAACCAGTTTGTGGATTATAGCCATACATACCTGGAGGGAATCCAAACATCATACCACCCATCGCTGGATTGAATGGTTGTGGCTGTTGAGGAGCGTAGTTTGGAAAGTTGTATCCGTATGCTGCACCTAAACCTTGTAGTTGTGCTGCAGAGAAGGAACCTGCATCATCACCTGCTAGTTCTTCTGCTGCTATGATTTGTCCACTCAATGCACCTACATCTTGTATACCACCACCTATCATACTGAATAGTGCTTGTTCTCTTGCTCTTGCTCTTTGTTCTTCAGTTAGTTCCAGTTGTTGTAGTTCTTGTTCTTGTGCTCGTGCTTGTTGCTGATTGAGTAGTTCTATTTGTCTACCTGCTTCGCTTTGTGCTCTTTGCACCTGTTCTTCTTGTGCTCGTAATCTTCTTAGCTGTTCACCAGAATCCTGAGCCATTGCTGATAGAGCTTGGCTTTGTCCCATTTGCTCTGCAGCTAGTGCTCTTTGTGGATCCATAAATGCTTGAACATACGCAGATCTTTCCTGTCCTGTCAAACCCAAAGCATCTGCTTCTTGCAGCCTTTGTAGCTCTTCAATACGTTCGGTCAAAACCTCGCTGGGTGCCATGGCTCTGTAGTCGCCGACCCCTTTGATTACTCCTCCAACCAGTTTTGCACCGCCTATCGCCAGTGCTGTTGCTGTTAATGGATCCATAGTATACGCCTCCTATTTATTGCTCTTTATTTTTCCTAAACTGTTGTTGGTCGATAGTATGCATAAACATTGATCTGATAAAAGAAAAGTGCTGTCGACCTGTCATTTGTATTTACTTGTAATCTATACTTATGTTCACCAGCTGCGTGATAGCCTGAGAAAAAGAAACCAGCTGGCCTTCTTCTTTCTAATCCTTGTATTCCACCATCGTTTGATGCACCGTTGCCAACACCAAACTCTGATTCTGTCATAAATGCTGATGTTGAAACTGCTTTACTTGCTATCTCGCTAGTTTTTCTTACTGCCATTGTTGTTGTTCTACTACTCAATCCTACTTGTGCTGCATTCAAACTACTCATTGTTCTTGGATAGCATGTAATGTGGATGTAAACATCAGCATCTTCTTCTAAGTAAAAATCTATACCTGTTCCTGATGCCTTGAAATCTCCAATAATGTCGGCTGCATAACCACCTGCATTGTTGTTTCCAAGAGTGCCTTGATTTATACCAGTTGCAAACTCATAGCTGTTGTTGATAGGAAAGTATTCACCTTTCATAACATGCTTGAAGCCGAACTCATGTCCACTTTGTGGATTTATGTCGACACTAGAGATGCCACCATTGACATAAGATTGTAAAACATCAATGTTTTGCTCTACTTGTGAGCCGTTTATTTTGTTTCCAGTTGAAAAACTGTTTGGGGCTGAGTATGCCATTATGACCTCGCTGATTGTGGATTGATGATTTCTATTTCTACAGCTGCTCTTTCCAAAACTACAGAAACATCGACACCATACTTAGCGTTGGTCGGATCCGTTATCTGGGATTCAAGAAACTGTCCAGTTGAGTTTACCCTATACGGCCCACTTATGAACATCTGAACGCCATACAGCGTCTTCCCACCACCATTCGCAACATTGACATTAAATGTATGTTGACCAAGAATCTGCATTGCTGGCCCTGCGGTTGCAAACTCTTGTGATGAGAAGTCGTATGTTGCATAAGCAGCAAATCTACCACCACCTGAAGCAGTTTGTGTTGCTGTAATCAGGTGCATTGGAACAACAGAGCAATGGTCAAATCTTCTATTGTTGTATGAAAACTGCACATCTGAGTTGCCGTTTGTTAGATCATCAGGATCATAGTAAGCTTGAGATCCGCCTACACCTGCTTGATAAAAGCCTGCATCGTCTGCTGTTTTGAAGTCAGTGTCTACCAATGCTGAACTAATGGTGTTGAACTTTGGATAGATTAGGTAGTAGTATTCTCCTACACCTATACCTGATCTTGCAGTATCCACTAGTTGGCTCATGTAGTGCTGTGGAACGAGCCTTGATTTTGTTCCGTTGTGATAAATGTCCCATAGATTTACATTCCAGTTTACTTGTATTTTTTGATGATGTGCTAATGCTATTCCGTCGGTTCCGTTGACTTGGATTTTTGTTCCTTTGTTGGCTGCGGTATTGAAAGTAAAACTATTATCGTGATTAATAGGATACTCAAAAACAGCGTTGACAGAACCTGTCTGAGAATAATGTTGACCTGCTGGCGTGCCCGGGATAGTAAATGCATTGTAGATCCATCCGTTGTGTGTTGAAGGTGCAGTGCCAAGAGATGCATAAGCACCATTGTCTTGTCTTGCTGTAAACCTGAGGTGTGGGTTATCACCTAGATTTACCATGTCAATACCTTGATTTCTTACATTTTCGTCATCCAGTTTTTGTGTAGAACCATTGATTGCACTATTGTTTGCATTTGCTTCTGTTGCACTTGTTGTCTGATTACTTGGATAAAAGTTGACTAGTTTTATTCTGCTCATTATCTTCTCCTGTTATGAACTGATAGTTGACCGCCCCAGTAGTTGAGATGAACAGCGTTTCCATCATCTGCTTCTTTCTGTGCCGGCACTTTGCAATAAACTTGAAACTCATGTTTACCTTTTGAGATTGGCACTTGAACAAACATCTGTGAAGCGTGAAAAGCCTGAAAGATTTCTGATGTTCTACTTACTTCAACACCATCTACTTCTATCTTAAACTGTCTAGATCTTCTTGCAACTCTATCTGTTGATCCTCTTACATAATAGTGGTAGTATTTCGGAACAAAGCTATTGATGTGGAATCTGATTACTGCCATTCCTTCTTCACATGCCATGTTCAAAGCATTACCTACAGGCCACCAGAAGCCACCACCTTCGATTGGTTCTTTACCGTATTTCAAACCATTGATAGTATTGCCTCTTGGATTTACTGTTCCACCTGAAAAGTTGCCATCAGCTGATGTTGTCCAGTCGTCTTCTGCATTTATGTTGTCTACTGTTTGCCATCTACCTACACTTTTCTCTTCAAAGTCGTCGAATGTTATTGTGTTTACAGGTAGATTGTCTCTATCCATACCACCATTTAGAACTGAGACGTATTGTGAATAGTTCTTGTCGTATTCTCTACCATCAACGATCATTGATCCTGTTATACTATTGTATCTCCATCTGTATGCCATTATCCTTGCCTTCCTCTTATTGTTTCTGTTCCATTTGCTGTGTATTCTACTGCGTAGCCCATGATTGTGAAAGCTTCAAAAGCTTCTATCTCGAATGCAAACTCAGACACAGCTTTCAAATCCACAGCGTATCTTACTTGTGTCAAGAGTTTGTTTTGCCACTTTGCAGTTCCCCATAGTGCTTGACTGTCTTCTTGATCCGGATCTACAGGTTCATACACAGGTTGTGAACGGTGATCTGCACGTTGCATTAAGTTTCTTTGTGCATCAGATTCATTGTCCCATTCTCTGTCTTTGTAAAAACCAAGAGATGGCACCTGATTACCTGTTGTCAAGATGTAAAGATAAACATACTTGATGTTCTTCTTCAAGAATGGTTGGCCAAAATCTAACCATTGTGTTCGTATCTTAGAAGGTGGCATCGCCGCATCTTGATAATCCGGCACCTCATCATTACCCGCGTTAAATGTGCCAGCCGTGCGCTTTCTACTGATAACATAAATACCTCTGTTTGTTTGTCCAACTACTGCTGGATCTTGGTCATACCACCTACCATAGATCAGATTGCTGTCTTTGTCGGTTGTAATGCAGTTAACACCCCACTCTTTGTTATCTCTAAATGACCAACTAGCAGAATCTATGTGGTAAATCAAACCCATTGTCAATCTGTGTCCATCATCAGCTGCAACATAGAAGTGCACTTCACGCCATTGTGATGAGTAAATACTAACAGCACTTGCTAATCCATCAAGTGATAATCTTTCTATGTATTGTTGTATTGGATCTGACTTTTTCTCTATTTGTAAGTTTGCACCACCATCCAATCCACCTTTGATGCAGTAAACGCCGTCTTGGCCTAGAAACATAATCCCTATGGTAGGCACGTTAACGACAGAGTGTGGTGAACGACAACCGATGCCAGTTATAAAAGGCACCAACTCAAAGCCATTCAGAGCATCACCTCGTATCAAATCTATTGCTTGTTCTCTGAATACTAGAAGTGAGTTGTAATACACCTCAAAACCTGTAATGTCTCCACCTTCTCTTGTTCCGACATCGAAGAAGTTAGAATCCTTAAATGTATCAGGTTGATTAGGCTGGCTATAGTAGATTCTTGTGCCATCTGAAATACCTCCATCAATAAACAAGCAGTTTTTGAATGTAGCAGTAAATCTACCACCATTGGCAGGCATTACAATAGATTCTGAATCTAGTGGTGCACTAGAACCGAGTTGTGTGTCTTGTCTGAAGTCAACATAAAAATCATCTGTATTGTTGTCTATTTGATCTAAGAAAAAGAAATCAGAACCTCCATTGTTGGTTCTGTATAGTTTTCTAGCAACGACACCTTGTGGCCCTACTGGTATTTCCATAACTGGACATGCTCTGTTTGCATACTCGTTTGTGCCTTTTGTAATGTCTTTGGTTGTCCACTTGATAGGACGTGAAGCTTCTGAGATTGGTGATTCTGATCCTGCTTCATTTACAAAGCTCACCTTGTATTTGTATTCATTCTGTCCATCAGATCCCGTAACGAAACCAACACCTTGAAACACCTGTGATTTGAACAGAGAACCACCACCCAGTTCATTATTTCCTAACTCAAAATCTGATAGTGCTTCTACATAACTCATTGGCTTGTTGTTGCTATCATAATCGAAAGGTGTAATAACTTCTGGTGAACCTGGTCGTCTATCCCAACCAAGTGGATAGATTCTATCACCACCTCTGTATTTTAGTGGGCCATCAACACCATTTGTAATAATGACATAGCGACCGTATGGTGTGTAGTTTGTATGAGCTTCTTGTATTGTTGGTATGTGTCGCTCTTCTTCTAGTGTTTGTGCAACCTGATTGGCTGCTTGTCCTGAAGATGGCACCAAATACTTTAGCTTTCCTTCTTGCTCAAACAAAAACCATTGTTGTGCTGAGTTGTGTCTTTGATAACAATAAATGCTGTCTATGCTTGCTGGATCATAGATTTGACTAACACCAGATCCACCGTATGGCCTGTTAGTTGTATGAAAAAACTCTTCAAAACCAAGAAAGTTGTTCCAAGTTTTTGTATGAGCATCGTATGTAAGATTCTCTATCAGCTGTGTGCTGTTGGAAGGTGCTGGAATACGTTCGTCTATTCCTATAAAAGGTTTTATTTCAAGTTTGCCTGGTGTTTTCATTATGCATCCGGTAATCTAGTAAGCGTCTGAAATGGGCGAACTCTTAATGGGCCGGAAATAAAAGAATCTTTGACATAGTATGCTGACCTTTGTGTCAAATACTTGTTATCTACTTTCAACAACTCTTTCTCTGCTTTCCTGTCGTAAAAATCTGCCATGTCAGGATTGTTGTGTTTCATAAATGTTTCTGCACACACTCGATAAACAATGTATCTGTGAGTATCATCAGGACATTTTGGCCTGTCAAAGTCATCAGATAAATCTTCAGGTGTGAAAACGTATCGTATCTCTATTGGTGTTATTGCTGCTGGGCGAGGATAGAGTCGTATTCTCTTTCTGTAGCCAATGTTTACTTCTTCTCTTGGAAACCTGAAGAGATCATCAGCAGCGCTAATCTCTAAGTTTGTTGCTTGCGACCATTCTGTTTGTGTTTCATCATCATCTATCAAGTAGAAAGAGTATTGTGAAGCACCAGTATTTGGTGATGTTTTAACAACCTGTGCAGATAAATCTCTGAAGAATGATTCTTCATGATCTTTACCGTCTTTACCTACAATAGATTTTGCACGGACATAAAACTTCTTTCGCAATCCTTTGAATCCTTGTTTGGTTGTATCGTTTGTATTGAAGCGTGGTTTCTTACCACTTGTGATTGTTAGTGAGAATGCATCTGATAGTTGTGATTCTACACCTCTCCAAACATAACTCATCTTGAACTCATAGGTTCCTGTTGGCCATGCTGGTGTAGAACTGACTTCGTCTACTGTAAAATCTTTACCAGCTCTTGGTGTAAACTGGTCAATGTCAACTGTGTGTTCTGGATAGCCATCATAAACCACAAACTCAGTTGGTGTTCCTTCAAGATCGTAGCGTAAATCTAGATCTTCGTCTTTTCTTCTGGTCAAGTTATAGATTCTACCCAAAGCATTTGTTCCGCTACCTGCTTCTGGTATGTTTCGTATACCACATCCAAGTATGTCTGTGCAATCTGGTGGTAGAGTAATGTAGCGTTGTTGACAAGCCACATTGATGGAATCCAAAGCAGTTGTATACCAGTCAACCTGGGGTGTTGAAGAAAGTTTACTGACGTATACTCTGTTGTCTCCAAAATCAACCTTATCGATTATGTATGTGCCGTTATTATCTGAGTTAGCTGCACCTGTAATGATAGCAATACTACCTTCATGTGATAGTGTAAATCTGTTGACAAAACCTACTTCTGTTTGATCATCTCTATCTAGTGCTGCACATTGTATGAAGTTTCTTACTTCTGTTGTTGATGATGTAATAGCAGCAGATGGAGCGGTTCCATCTGGCATAGTGTATACATCAACAGTTTTTTGTGAAAACTCATAGGGACGACTAGTAAACCAGTTTCTATAAGTTTCATTAATGTATCGGGTAATCTCATCGCGGTAAGATTGCACATCAGGATCGTAATCCAAAATAGAAGCAACCATTTCCCGCATTTCTTTTAAGTTCATTTACTTTCCTCTGTGCTTTAATGAAAAAACCCTGCCCCAGAAGAGGCAGGGCCAACTGTTTTCAAGGAGAATCTAAATGAATGTCTAGAACATTTAGATAATGCCCTTAACCCTGGGCGCTAGGTATTCTTGTTGTTGCTTAGAACTTCTTGATAAGAATGACTGTCTTCTTCAAGTTTCCTTCGGAAGCAGCAGATGTCTTGTCATCAACAGCAATAGCGTCGACTCCAGCATCAGTTCCTACAGTGAACTTGTAAAAAGTTCCGGCTTCATCACCAAGAGATAAGAAATCTCCAGATGAGATACCGGCATTACCAGCATTGTTCTTACCAGCGACAGTTGCTTCACATACACCTGCTATGCAGATTTGAACCTGTTCACCATCAGCAGCAGCTGTAATAGCGACACCAACACAGTGTTTGTCAGCAACAGCCTTCTTGACTTGAAGAACAGCATCACCTGGATTTGAGCCGTTTGCAAAAGCAAAACTAACTACATCTCCGATGGCAACCGCACCTGAAGCGATAAAGGTTTCGACTTGACGTCTGTGTGAAGTTTCAGAACTATAAGCAGCTCCTGTGCTATCAGCAGATTCTAAGTATTGTAATAAAGTATTTGTAGCCATGATAATCTCCTATTTAGTAAGTAAACCTTGAGCACCAAGATGCTGAACATACATTTGCATACGAGTTAGAATGTTAGCAGATCTAGAAGCATAACCACTAATGTGTTCAAAATCTTCCATCTCAAACTGTGCATCCTCATCGAAAGCAAGCTTCAGGTAATCGGTATTCAAGAAGTAAGCACGGACATCTTTACCAGCACCAGTTGTAGTGGTTGTCTGTAAGCCATCCATGAACGGATCGTAGTAAACTCTAGCGCCATGGAACATTAATGAGAGACGACCACCATCAAGGCTGTCTTCTGCCATAAATCTTTCGTTAGCGAAGAGATCTGATTTGTATTCTTTGTAAGTATCAGAGTTCATTACAATCAAGTTAGGGCTTCCACCACCAGGGGTATAAGCTTGACAGTTGATGTAAAGATCTACCATGTCAGAGATGTCGAATGCTGCAGATTCTTTCCATTGGTTATTGAATGTTGAGAATGTTGCAGTATTGATTCCACCTACAGATCCACCTTGAGCGGTTCCATAAGCACCACCAGCCATGAAACCACCATTGGTTCTGTTCTGGTCGTCTGAGTAAAGTGAGTTCAGATCTGATAATACAGTAGAAGATCCGGCAATAAGTTGCTTTTCTACTTCACGTTGTAAAAGCCCCATAACTGACTTCATGCGTGCTTCTGCAATAGAAACAACAGCCTTTGGCCCTTTATTGGAAAGCTCTTCTTTTCTGGTAATAACTACCGGAGCAACAAAGTCGCACCAGTTGAAAGTAGCATTACGAAGTGCATCTTTTACTGCTAGGTTAACAGGTTCATACCCGTTTGAAAGTTGTGTGATTGAGCTATGCTCAGCTAAAATAAGTGGAACATCTAGTTTCTGTCCACCGTCATAAGTTTCTACACCGCCACTCTGACGCATCTGCTCTAAAAGAGGAACAGCCTTAAAAAGGTTGTCTACTTCTTCTTCGAGTAAGATACGGAGGGTCGATGATAATACGTCATTTGAAATCGCCATGATTTGTGTCCTCCAATCTATTCGGCTTAGTCGTTATGTTATTTTGTTTGTTGCATCCACAAGTAAGGTTATTCTCTCGAATCCGTTAGCTTGTCCTCTTTTCGATGCGCCAAGAGGGGCTTTCATAAATAGCAAAGTTTTTTTCCTACTTTCCTAACTTTTTGCTTTTTTGTCGTTCAAACCACTGGTAAAGCTCAAAGCCTTTCAAGCCTTTCGGTGGCTTGTTTGGATTCACATCTTTACCTTGACCAATCTTCAAACCTATCTCACGCATTCGAGCTTTGCGTTCTGCATTTTCTTGCTCTAGTGCACTCAATCTTTCTGAAGATTTTTTGCCTTTGGTTATGAAATACGCATCTTGCAATGACAAAGACGGATTTGATTTAAGTAAATCAGCAACATCATGTTTCATGTCATCTAAGTCAGGATGAGCAGTTTTGAACTCGTTCAACTTCATTTGTCTCATCTGTAGTTCTTGCTGTTGTTGTAGTGGAGCAAACGCTTCTTGCATTCTTCTTGCTACTTCTTGCTGTATGCGTGCCTCAAAAGTTTCTGTTCGGTAAGGATCAAGTTCAACATCAGGTTGAGATGCTTGTTCTCTTACTTTCTTAAAAAACTCACCATCAGTAAGTGCCTTCATCTGTGCTTCTAACTCTTTTCGTTGTTGTGCCAACTCTTGAGTTTTCCGCGTGTAATCAGCTCGAAGATTACCAATCAATGTTTTTGCATCGTCTGGTAAAACCTCTAACACTTTCTTGTAATCTACACCTTTACCTTCTGGTAAATCCTCATCTTGTAAATCTTCTAATGCTATTGACTTAGGTTTACGCGCTTGTTCCAGCTCTGCTCTCCGCAATGCTTCCGCTTGCCGATTTTGTGCTGTTTCACCAAAAGCCTTGTGAGAGGGTTTTGTTGCGTCGCCCTGTGTGTTTTCATTAGTCGCTTCACCAGATGATTCTGTGTTCAACGTCGTTTCACTAACAGATGATTCTGTAGTTGTTTGTGCAGTTCCTTCCGGAGTATTGCTTAGTTCATCACTCATTTCTTCTCCTACGTTCTTGAGTATTGATTAGTGTCTCACTACATGCGAGACATTAAAAGTTTGTCTACGTCTTCTTCTTTGTCCATGCCTTCATGTTCTGAGTCGGCCATGATACTACCATCAGGCATTCTATGAAAACCTGGTGGCACTTCTTCTTCAACCTCTACCGATACAGCAACATCTGTTCCTTGTTCTGGCATTGGTTTGCGTAAAAATGCGATAAATGCTCTGTCTTTGGCACCGGTGTCTATCTTACCTCTTGCCATCATTAGATCTCTATCATCACTCAATCCTTCTAGATCGATAATGTAGTCGGTCATCTTGGCATCTTCTAGTGCTGAGTTAATCATCATTAGTGCCTTGACCAGATCTGTTGGTAATGGGCCTTCAACATCTTCTGCAACCTCACCAATCGGGTTTGCACTGAAGTGTTTGAGCATTTCATTTACTGAGCGGATCATACGGTTGACTGTGTCGCGTTTGAAGCTTCCTTCAGGTGCAAACTCAGACATCTTCTCTGCTTCCGCCATGTCGGCCATCATGGCCATTTGTTCTACTTTCTCTTGCATAGTTATCTCCTATTTGTCTTGCATGTCTTTAGATACGAATGTTTTTGCTGCTGCTTGCACTTTATCACCTCCAGCGGCTTTGAGGTTGTCTGTCCATTTTTCTGCTAGTTTATCTTTCTCTCTCAATCTATCTGCTTGTGCTGCTAGTGCAGTGTCTGCTTCGGATTGGCTAACTGATCGATAACCATTCGCTTCTGCATACTCATACATTGCACGTTTGTCTTCAAAATACCTGCCAAAAGCCTGAGAATAATGTCCTCTACTATTGTGAACACCATTTTGATGTAAACCTTTACCCATGATTGAGAATGTCATAGGTTGGTAAACTCTTTCCATGATGTTGCCACAACCTTCTGAGTTTTCTGTGCCATCTGCATCATTGAACTGCATTGGCCTGTCCCAGTAATCTCTGGCTCCACACTCCATTGTTGCTAAGTCGTCGAAACTGCACATTACTTGCCATTCTTTTTGGCACTTCTTACATTCTACTTTATAAAATCCCACGTCTGCTCCTATGAAACTGATTGTGCGCCTGGAAGAACGCCTTGTAAGTTAGCTGGCCCTTGAGGTGTCGAAACTAAACCTCCTGCTTGCTCAGCAGCATCTGCACCAACTCCTTCTGCTGCGGCTCTAGCCTTGGCTGCAGATACTTGTTGTTGTTTTGCTTCTTCTGCTGCACTAACAAAATCTTCAGGTAGGCCAAGTGTCCTGACTAGTTCTGATAGTAAATCTTTCTGTGGAACGCCAAGTTGTTGTAGCATTGGTATTGACTGGATAAACTCACGCTTCTTTACAGATTCTGAAAGTGGTGTTGATGCCTGATCCATTGCATAAATGTGGAAGTTTTCTTCTAACATCTGTGCATTGACAACCATTGGCTCGTTGTCTATTACTACAATCTGACGAACATTGTCTTCTTCTACATACAAGCTTAACATGTTCAGATAAGTGCTTGCTATGTGTTCAATGGTTGCATCTCGCTCTCTTGCAAGACGTCCAATCTCTGATGATGTATAGGCGGCTAATGCTGCTGCTTCTGTAGCACTTGTTCTTGAGCTCTCTCCCCTTGTGAACGGTGCCAAGATAGAGCCTTTGTCTTTGTCTCGTTGCACCTGTTGCACGTAGAACTCAAGTTCTGGAGGTGTAGGATTCTGAGGTAGCGCTGTCATTACACCCGCTAGCGACTCTTCATCCACCTCCACAAACAAGCCGTCAATGCCACTGGTTATCTGTGCCATTTGCTCTTCATCCAACACACCTTTCTTCACTAGGTATTGTCTAGATGCTTTACGGACAGCGTTAGCCTGATACGTTCGAACCATGTTGGTTTCATAAATCTGATCATAAATGCGTCGCATAGCTGAATAACCATCAAGTGGCTTATCAGGTAGACGATTGAAGTAAAGTGGTATGATTGGTGGCACTGGATCATCATTGGCATCTCTAAATGGAATCTCTTCTACCAAGAGCATTTTGTTGCCGTCTTGCCAGTTTGGCGACCAGAAATGTAAAAGTTTTGTATGGAGGTCATAGATCTCTACAACTTCTATGTATTTGTAAAAGTCAAAGTTTTGATCACCAACTGTGTTTGAGTCATCATTGTAGTAGTGATCTGCATTATACTTGTCAAAGTAATCTTCTTTCTTGATAGGGCTGTATTTCTTATCACCAAACTTATGACGTGCATCAATAAGTGTCATGTAGTATTTATGACCTACATACCTCTGATCTTCGTATCTTCTTGCCTCTCTATCTAAGATTACTTCCCATGGTGGTATAGCACATGTGTCAATCTTACGCATGATGTCTTCTCTACCTGTTGGCATCATCTTGATAAATGACATAGGATAGATTAGTGCCATACGGCTAGCATTTTCTATTTGTTGACGTTGGTATGCCAGAAAATCATTGGCAATGTGCTGAGCAATACGAGAATCACCTCTACCACGAATACCGTTTTTGACCACAACACCTGGGTTTCTAGCAAAGAGTGATGCAATGTATGATTCAATGTAGCCATAAGCATCTGCTGTCTGGACATAAGTTTGTAGTTGACCTTCTGTTGTCTTGTCCCAGAAGCGGGTTTCGTATGCTTGTTTGTATCTAAATAAGTCAGATCGGATGTCATCCCAATAATCTTCATGTATCTTGCAAATCTGTTGGATAATACTAGGCGTCATTTTGTATTTCATTTCTTCCATCCTCTAATGTGTTTATGCAGGCCACCTTGTTTACGTATTCTTGCAGCACGTCTACTTTTAATCATGTCATCTAACATTGTTTTACGTATGTTATAGCCTGAAGGTGTAGGTTTTAGTTTTGCACCCCATAGTGCAAGAGCAGTGGCCATGACCATGTCATCGTGTCCGGCACTGGCAGGTGCACCTTTTGTGATTTGTATTGTTTGCATTTCTTTCCAAAGCGTCTTGTCTACAGCATCAATAACACCTTCGCAAATAAGATCGCGTAGGTAGTCATAAATAGCTATTTTATTTTCCTTTCTTGTTCTCCAATCTCTACCCTTGCTGTCTTTGTAAAGATTCTTGACCTTCCACTCTCTCATTCTGTAAAGCACAGTTTCACCTGGCCCGTTCTGCTCTATGATTGTATAGGGTTCATTAAAATCCCAATACAACTCGTAGATCTTCTCAGCAAACTCATGTGGTAAGATTTGATTACTACGATAATGGTAAATCGGTAAGTGTGTTGTGCAGCTCACCACAGTAATCACACTGTAATCCCCACCTCTACCCGCCGCAACATCCACACCCATAGCATAGCGATCACCTTGCACCATGTCGCAATACCACCGCTCTTTTTGTCCACCAAGATCTAACACATCCATCTGATCCAAGATGTCCAGTGGAAAGAACTCATTACTCGAAGCAAAGAAAGCTTCATCAACGGTTGCTGGAAACTCTCTTCTAAACTTTTCTAAGCCCATAGTTCTTATCATTGTTCTACGCCAATAGAGCTGCCCTAGTGTGAGATCAAAGTCATGCTTTATCTCTAGCTCTTCTTCAGTTGGATCTGGCACCTGAGGTTGATGGAACTGGCTTTTCTTTGTATACTGAGGGTGTTCATACCACGGGAACCAGCAGAGGTGCCAGCCATTGTCTGGAGCACCTTCAATCAAGTCGTGGTATTTATCACCTGGTGAGTTGGGTGTTGTCTCTATTACAATCTGTCCTTCTCCAACCGAGGCCATGACATTTGCAAGCAAGTCATCTTGGTCGTCAAAGAAAGCAAACTCAGAAATGTGTGTATCTGAAAAAGTAAAAGAACGTGTGGCTCCGGCTTTTCCACCGGCTGTGAAGGCTCGTAGTTCTGCATTGGTATCTCCAAACTGTAATGTTCTCGAGGATGACTTAGAAAGCTTCCTCTGTAATGCCTTAGGTAAACTAAGGTAGAATGACTTATCCATGTTATGTAGGTGATCTGCGGAATCTCTAGTATAACTAATGATAGCATGTCTGGTTGGTTCTTTGGACATGTAAGATTTCCACAAGAAATAAGCACGGAGTAGTGTTGAAATACCAAGTTGTCGTGCTTTGAGAACCACAATCTTGTTGTGTGTCATCAATGCATCTAACAACTCTTCTTGTTGAGGTCGTAGCACAAAGGGTTCAAGCTTCCCGGTTTCCTTGTTAAATACTTTCAGGAACTTAAAAAAGTTGCGAGGATCTTCAAATGCTTTCAGAACCTGCGGGCTAATCTTTGTTATTCTACTCAACCTCTACCTCTTGCACGTTTATTTGCTCTGATCAGGGTAAGAGCATCATACAAATCTTTCTCGAAACGACTATTCTTCATACGCAAGATGTCAAACAACTGACGTAGCTCTGATGCACTCAACTCATTGATCTGCTCATCTATACTACTCATTAGTCATCACCATGAACAACACGCAAGATCTCTTCAAAGTCAGAATCGGTTGTGCCAAACTCTACTCGGAACTTGTGCAATACTTGTAATAGTTCCATCCAAGTTCTGGGTGAGGCTTTCCAATCTGTCTCTTCATTGTGCTTGATGGCCAAGAGCATGATTGATTTTACCACTTCTTCAAAGTCGCCCTTGTCAACTGCTTGCTTGAGGCGTGTCTTGTAGTTGCGACTACGCGCTGCATGTTGTGCTTTCTTCTTTAACTTTTCATCTATCTTCTTCGTCATCTTTCCTCCAAGGTGATAGGCCATCCCTGTCAATAATAGCCCGAAGTTTTTCCATTGCACGCTTCTCACGCTTCCATAAGTAAGATAAGTTGTAGCCTAACTGTTCACTTATCTCACGCCATTTTAGAGCTTCTACATAGTGTAGTCGTAAGATCTTCTGATCCAGCTCTGAGAGGTTTGCAAGTAAAGGGCCTAGTATTTCTGTATTCAACTCTTTCTTTGGTTCTTCTTCACCAACGTCGTGCCTGTCATAATGGCATCCGCGTTGTTCTTGTATCCAATCTATTACTGCGGGGCTTTTCACTATGTGTCGTCTATAAAACTTCACATCATCATCATTCTCACACGCAAACCACCAAGCTGCACTATTCATACACTTCTCCTTCAGTTGTTATTACTGTATAAGGATAAGTATCTATGTTAATCGTTTTTTTCTGGCGTCTCTACCACTTTTTTTCTACGGGCCCTTCTTTTTTTCGGTTTGGCTTTTTCTGCAGCTCGCGCTTTTTCGGCATCGATCTCTTTCTGAACTTTTACTTTCCACTTACGAAAGAGATCTGAGATCAGAGCAAGGCTACCTCTAGCCAGTGGCGCTTGTGGCAGGTGTCTGTCTGGCACTTCTTCTAGTGTAAGGATGAGGCCTATGAGCCGCATGTGTAGATCTTCTGCTTGTTGTAGTTGCCATTCCAATGATTGAGCAGCTGTCTTTCTGCCTCGTAATCTTGTCTTTGATTTTGCCATTGTGTCCTCCTATAGATGGCACTCGTTTTTTCCCCTGTGGCATTTTTTGTCAGATGGCATTTTTTTCGGGTGTGCATTTCGTCTAGCTGATCTACTGACTCGACTTGTAGCATGATGGGGCCCCACCCCCTATCTATTGTGCTACTGCAGTTTACATGTCGACTAGGGTGTAGGATGGAGGGTGATACCTGATTCTATGTAAAGTATACCCTCTCTCTCCCACATTTACAAGGGTGATGGCTATTTATTCTCAGTGAAAACGGCAGGCTCATCAGTAGTCGGCTTGGCATAACGGATAGAACGGTATCTGATCTGGAAGTTATTGGCATCTTCTACTGGAATCTCAACACCACCTTTCAAACCTACCTTCTCTATCTCATCATCCAATACCATACGGGTAATAACACGCAGAACATCATCTCGGGTAGCCTTGACCTTGGCTTTCTGGATGAAGGGTAGTAATCCATAACTGCCAGATGCAGGCTTAACTGAGAAGTAGGCTGTCTCTTTGAGTAATGCTGCCGATTTGTTGTGGGTATCAATGACATCCACTACCACATCTTTGATAGCTTTATCGAGAACTGCTTGATCTGCTTTTCTCTGACGTCTGATAAGTTTACGGGTGGGCTTGAGTTCTAATCCATCTAACTTGTAGTCGCCTGATAGGACAAGGGTGATTAGATCTGCTGTCTGCTTGCTTATTTGTTTAGAATCCATGAGGATCTCCTTGGTTGATTTTGTTGTAAATGGCCTTGTTGACCTGGTAGTATTATAACATGCATGTATCGCACTTACACTTTTGAACATCGTGGTTGTTGTCTGTCTGTCTACAGAAATGCTAAGTAGATTACCCTAAGGGGGTGCGACAAGCGCACCCCTCTGATGATTAACACCATTCAGCGACTTCTTCAATCCATTCTTGTATGTTTGGATCTGCATCTGATAAGCCGAAGTTCCAGAGTATCCATTCAAGATTACGGCATTCTACAGCCTTACCTGCTTCTTTGTGATCATCGGCGTAGTTCCATCCATTTGGATGCACTTGCCAGATACTGACAGTCGAGCGATTACCTGTTGGCTGCCAGATCATTTGTAGTTTTGCAACTGGCCCTTGTGGGCCGAAGTTAGAAGGATTGATTTGATTATCAAGATGACTATCATCTACGCTCTTTGATACGATTGTAGGTGGTGGATAGTGTATAGTTCCGATGTGCTGATTGTTGAAGTAGAAGTGTGAGTTTGACATAATGATTCTCCTTTGTTATTATGCATTAGTATTATAACATTTGTTTTTCAAACTTGCACGTGCAGCACTCTGTATTATTTTTATTTACCTCCCCGTTTTTTGGTGGCTTAAACACAGATAAACTCTAACGTCATCCCCTTATGTTTTTAGGTAGAATCTGTTAGAGTTATGTTAGATTACAACGTCGTGTATCTGTGATTTATCTTTGTGTTCCCTCAAAAGGGTCAAAGCCAGATTGTTGTGATGATGAATACATTGCCCATTCGGCTACGTCATCCCATGATTTACCCGATCTTTGTTGTGATTCAATGAAGTCGCGTAATCTTCTTATTCCCTTGCTCTTGTCAGTGCCTGAGTGTTTCATTAGCATGGTGTCCAGCCAGTAGAATAGTTTATCGTATGAGTCGATTTCTGTTTTTTGCGCCATTTTGTTCTCCTATGTTAGATAATGGTGTGCTTTAGATGCTGCTCTGTAGTGGCAGTGATAATAAGTATCCGGCTTCTTTGCAACGCCACGGCATTTTTATGTTGGCAGTTTTCACTTTCTTTGAGTAGCGAGCTGTATGCTTTCGAGCCAACGCCCATTGCCTTATTGTCTGCCCATTGAAGAAGTGCACCATTGATGCTGCTTTATCTACATGAGCCATTACTTTGAAGGGTGCTGATAGCCAGTGTGAAGACACATAGTCATTGTATCTGTATTGGTATTCTAGTATTTCAAGACAAGCAGTATCATACTTCCCCCATGCTCCTTTACCTTCATGCACCTTTACTTCTATTGTAAGAGGTTGATTTGTCTGAGGATTTATTAAGTAGCAGTCATAATCCATTGATGTCTTGTCTTGGATGTATTTGTATTTCGATTGTTCTTCTATTATTTTACCCACCGCGATTTCATAAGGTCGTGCAGCCGTGGATAGACGGTCAAATAAGTCAGGCATTTATGTCTCCAGGTCAACGGATTAGCGTCCGTGTCTGGAATAACTATGCCTGTTCTACAGTTTTCTTGTAAAAAAGATGTAAAAAAAGTGAGATCATGCACCGCTAAATACATGATCTCTAAAGTTTTATCAAAGAGTTTTGACCTGGTTCGAAAGAGCGCCTGACTTCTCTTTCTAATGATAACTATACTATCTACTGAATGAGGATAAAACTTTATTTAGATCATGTGTATCATTCATCATCTAAGATTTCTAAATCTCTAAGGTATTGTCTAAGAACTGGGATAATAGAGTATTTCAGTTCTGCTTTTCTGTAGCATCTTCTCATCATACTCATCTCTCTTTCTAGTTGAAGTATTAAGTTTCTGATAGCTACTTGATTATTGTATTCTATGTCTTCAGTTAGTTGAAGAACTTTACTATTTGTTTTTGTGTTCATCTTGTTCTGCCTCTTAGATGTTATGCTTATACGGCCGTTGACGGCCAACAAGCGATGTTATTTCTTATGTTTATTAAGTTATTATTTATTGAATGATACTTTAGAATAATAATCTATAGAGAATAGATTTACAATAATAAAGATAAAATAAATAAATAATCTATAATACTAGATAATAAACCGATACGAACCGGCTGGTGCCGTTCTACTGGTTAATCTCTCTCTCCCTCTCTCCTCTGCCCTCAGTAATAACTATCTCATAAAAGTGTCTTTTACAAGATCATTTACATTTATTTACATTTCTTTTACAAATCAAAAATAAATCAAAAAAGTGCTGTCAGTTTCTTGTAAACAGTATACTTATCTTAGTATTATAATCTTATGAATGATACAAAACAACTGAATGATACTAAAGAATGGAGAACAGATAATGAAACAAAAGATAATACTTACTAACATAGATAACAATACTTCTAAAGAAGTGTTTATCCTCAGAACAGAAATAGGAGCACATCCTGATAATGTCTCATACTTAAAATCTCAGTATGAAGATCCTTCTGAGTTTGATGAGTTCTATGATGAAGAAGATTTCGAAACCTATTACCTATCAGACGGCACTTGGTTTCAAACAAATCTCTTAACTAACATTTCTTTCATTGAAGATAGAAGTGAAGTGGAATGGGAGCTTATTGATGTGGAGTTATCTGCTTAAACGAGAATGCATTGTAAAGATAAGCCCTTTATGTTTTAATAAGAACTCACTTACAATGCAATCTGGATTAACGTCGTTAACGGAAGATTATTATTTATCCCCTCTTCGTAGTTCAGATTTTATGTCTTTCATTTGCTCCTCCAGAAAGTAAAGCCTTTGATCGATTTTTGTAATAGCTTCTTTGAAAAGCGCTCTATCTTTTTCAGCATCATCCAAGATTCTATCAATGGATTGGTTCTGGAACATGATAAACTGGCGATTCATGTAAAGTGCTACTATTACAGCAGATGCAGGGCCACTTAAGAAGGGCATTAGCTCCATAAAGATTGCTTCCATCATCAACTCCTAAGAAGAGGTGAGAGGGGCCAGGACAATGGCAGAACAGAATAAAAGAATCCTGACCCCAAACACCAAAATCTTATGCTAAACTTCTGACTTCTAGCTCATCACTATCTGCAAGGTTTGCACCAAATGTAATAGTTGTAGTTCCACCAGCGGTTGATACTGTGTATTCATCAGCATTACCAGGAGAAGAAGCGACCTTTCTTTGCAACAAACCGTTCTTGTAAGCCATGACAAAGTTTTCAAACTCTGGAGCTACTTGATTGGCAAGATCGAAAGCAAGGGTTGATCCATTAGGATTGAATACATCTTGTCTCGCTTGGAAAGCTAACTTAGCAATAGAAACTGCACCATTTGCAATACGAGCATTATCAACTGCATTATCTGCAAGTTGTGCCGTTCCAACAGCGTCATCAGCTATAGCTGCACTGGTGATTGCATCATCTGCAATAAGTGCTGCAACAATGGCGTCATCTGCTATTTTTGCGGAAACGATTGCATCATCAGCGATTTGTGATGATCCAACTCCACCATCACTGATCTTCAAACCAGAAGCACCAACTGCAAGTGTTGATCCATCAAGGTCGATTGCAATAGTGCCTGCAGAAGAACCATTGTATGAGAAATCTGCGATACCATTACCATCGGTTAAGTTATCAAGGTTTGTCCCTAATGCTTTACCTGAAATGGTTGATGCTGCTAACTTAGAAACTGCAATAGCTGCTGAGTTGTCAACGTCAGAGTTGGTGATTGCAAGAGCACCTAACTTTGATTTTGCGATTGCTGCATCTGATGCGATCTGTGCATTTGAAATGCTACCTACAGATAATCCACCTGCACCAAGTGA